GAATCTGTTATGGTGCGGCCGTCGCGCTCGGCTTCAAGATTCACCCGGTGCGGCCTCCCATCTGGCAGAAGGCGCATCCGGTCGGAACGAAGGGTGAGCTGTCCACTACCGAATGGAAGAACAAGCTCAAAGCGCGAGCCGCGGAGCTTTACCCAGACAATCATGTCACGCTCGCCACGGCGGACGCGCTCTTAATCCTTGACGCGGGCCTACGACGAGCCATCAACTGAGTTTACATAACTCAGACAAACCCTCCCTTTTGTAAACTCCCCCCACACAAACATGCCCAACGAAAAGAAACAGACCACCGACGCGCAAAACCTTGTCGCGTTCCTGAACAGAGTCAGCAATGTCATCGCCGACAAAGTAAACCCGGCCTTCAAGAGCAAGTATGCCTCGCTCTCTGAAATCTTGGATACGGTGAAAGCGGAGGCCGAGAAGCACGACATCGCCGTCCACCAGACCCTGTCCTCCGCGGAGGGCCAGGTGCGCGTCACCACGACATTCATCCACGCCTCCGGCGCTGTCGTTGACTGTGGTACGCTCGCCTTCCTCGCTCCGGGCGATGCCCAGAAGCTGGGAAGCGCCATCACCTACCTCCGTCGGCAGTCCCTCCAGACCGCATGCGGCATCTCCACTGATGTCGACGATGACGGCGCAAAGGCCTCTGGGCCGAACATCGGAAAAGGGAACTACCAGCGCGAGGATGACCGTCGTTCCGTGACGACCCCTTGGCATCACTTCATCCCGGCGGACAAGCTCCCCAAGGCGAAAGAGTACCTCGTTGCCAAGGGATGGCTCCCCGCCGAAGCTTCCATCGACACCCTGGGCAATCAGCACCAGATGGTCATCGCTGAAAACCAAGCCGCGTTCCTCAAGGCTATTTCCAAATGAGCCGCGAAGAAGAAAACGAACTCCGGCGCGAGGTGACGAGCCTCCGCCTCCAGCTTCATCACTCCCAGATGCAAGTCGAGCGCCTCAACGGAACGACCAGGTACTTCCAGATTGAGGCGAGAGACTTTGAGTCCAAATGGCTTCGCGTCATGGAGGAAAACGAACTCCTCCGGCGCGATGGCGTAATCCTCCGCCGAGAGATGGCTGGCGAACTGGAAGCGACCAGGGCCGACTTGGACCGGGCAAACGAAATCCTTGCCAAGCTCTTTAAGAAGGATGCCTGAACGACGCGCCAATCCACCGACAGCTATGTCCGACATGGCTTCCAAGATGCCTCGCGAGAGCCATGCCTTGTTCCTCATCATCGATGGCCGGGTCGAGAACCCGGAGTTCGTGGTCTGGGACAGGGACTCCTTCACCGAGGAGCTTTGGAAGTGGAAGCGCCGGGAGGTGCGCGTCTCCGGTCGCCATGTCGAGTTCTGGGCCAAGCGCGGCCAAGAGTTCTACCGAATCAATCCTAACGCAGTATGAAAGTCTTATCGAAACCAAAGCCTACCCCTTTGGGAATCTTCAAGCTATCCGTCTCTACGCCGGAATACTACGCTCTCTTTATCTATCTGGACAACTACCCTTACTGCGAGGTCAAGGCCTGGCGCTTCGATGAGTTCGTTCACAAGCTTGCCGTCTGGAAGCGAGACAACCTGGCTTCCCTCCGCTTCCCGGTGTCCGTCCGTTTCTTTGCCCGGTCAAAAGAAAACCCCTCCATCCAAGAAATCCGCTTCTAAAACCAACCATGCCAAACAAAGACCACATCCAGCGCCAGCTCGCCATGATTAGTGATGAGCTATCCAGCCTTGAATACTACTGTGACACGGAGATTGTCGGCGACGATGCCAGACACCTCCTTGATGATATCAAGGCCGCGGCCCGGGAACACCTCCGCGCTCGTAATACACCCCTGACGGACATCTCCGAGCTGAAGCCTTTGTATGACAGGCTCAAGCGCGTATACACTTCCATCCGCGTGATGAAAAACACCCTGGCTCAATGCGAGAAAGCTATCGACAAGGCAATTGACTCTTGTCGCTCCATCTCTTCTAGCATTGAAGATGTGCCCGGCGACGAGAGCATTTAATTTCCCCCACCAAACCAAACACAAACAACCATGCCCGACATCATCAATAACAGACAAGAATACAACGCGACCATCGCCCTGAACTACTCCGGGTCGAAGGAACTGCTCAAGTCACCGCGCCACTACAAGGCCTACCTCACGGCTGACCGCCAGGAAACCAAAGCGCTCCGCTTCGGTTCGTTCGTTCACCACCTCGTTCTGGAGTCCACTCCGGTCGAGGAAAAGTTCGCCGCCATCCCCGAGGGCATCGACCGCCGAACCAAGGATGGCAAGGCCGCGTATGAAGCTTTCGTGGCTACATCCACCGGGAAGACGCTCATGACCGCCGAGGAGTGGGAATACGGCTTCTGGATTTCCGCCGCGGCTGACCAGGCGCTTAAATCCTTGGGAGTGAAGTTCACCAAGACGGAGTTCATGTTCAGCGTGGATTACTGCGGCGCGAAGCTCAAGTGCGCCATCGACGCGCTCGGCGACGACGGATACCTCTACGACATCAAGACGACGGAGGACGCGTCCCCTCGCGGCTTCCTCCAGTCCGTTCGCAACTACCGCTACAACCTCCAAGCGCACATCTACCGCACTTGCTACGAGGCCGCATTCAATACCAGGGTCAAGGGGTTCCGGTTCATCGCCATCGAGAAGGAGGCTCCTTTCGATTCCGCCGTCTACGAACTCGGCCCGGAGCTGATGACGCAAGCTTCCTTTGACTTTGAGAAAGCCGTCACCACCTACAAGTCCTGCGTCGCTCTTGACGAATGGCCCGGCTACGGCTCTGATGTCAAGGTCATCGACCTGGGCGCGAAGGCCTCCAGCGCCGAACCCATCAAATTCGCTTGATGGCAACCATCGGCCCATTCATCATCCCAATCTCCCACCAACCAGAACCACATATGAACCCTCCCAACAACGAACTCCCGCCCCTCAAGAACATCGAGCAGTCCGGCACCTTCCTCCTGAAGCTCACCAAGCCGAAGGACGACAAGATGCAGGAGCGCTTCAAGGTCAACAAGAAGGGGTTCGCCTCCTGCCGCCTCTTCTTCGTGGACGGCGACGGAAACTGCATGACCAAGAACTACTCCGTCGAGTTCGGCAAAGGCCTGGCGATGCTCGTCGGAAAGATGACCGGGACTTTCACCCCCGAAGCGCCGACCTCCATCACGGTAGAGAACCTCATCCGCTATGTCTCCCCGGCCTTCGGCAAGAAGGCTACCATCGAAGTGGAGGTCACCCCGGACAAAGAGTGGAACGGAAAAATGCAATACAACTACAAGCTCAAGAAGATTACGCCTCACTCCGCGCCGACCTCCGCGTCTGACATCCCGGAGTCGTTCTCTTCCTCGACCGACCAAGAAGTTCCGTTCTAAACCTGGCGCGTCCTTTCCGGCATGAACAATGTAATCCTCATCACAGGATACGCTCGCGCCGGGAAGGACTCCCTCGCGGAGGGCATCTCCCTCGCGTCGAGCGGCCCGGTCGCTCACCTGAACTTCGCCGACGTCCTCAAGCAAGCTTGCGACTCATACATGCAGTCGCTCGGCATCGGTGGTTCGGGTGCGACCAATACTTTCCGAAACGAATCCTTCAAGGTTCGCCATCGCGACTTCCTTGTCCACGCAGGGAAGTTCGCCAGGGCGCTGGATGAAGATGTCTTCGCCCTAGCGTTCACGCGCCAATGCCAGCTCATCGCCCGGTGCAACAATAGCATCGGACTCGGCACGACCATCGTTTGCTCTGACTGGCGCTACTTCAATGAGGTAGAGGCCATCAGCAGAACCTTGGGATGGCTTGATGATTGGTTCATTCACCATGTCATGGTTAGGACTACTGGAGTGGAAGCCGCAAACGAAGAGGAAGGTAAGTCCATAGGGCAACTGATTCGCCAAGTCTCCTTCGACCATGAATTCACTTTCCTGCCGGACTCCCGACAGCGAATCCTAAACGAAGGCAAAGACCTGGCCCGCAAGCTTGGCCTCTGACGATGACATGGTCTGCGACAATAACGGAAAGCTACCTCTGTCTTTCGAGGAGCGATGCGAGATTCTGGGAATCGGCCCGGCCCGCGCAAAGTTCCTCATGGCATGTGAGTTTCACAAGAAGGACAAAGTCCAACCATACGACGAGTCTGTCCTTGTGCGCGAAGCCTTCCGGCTCGGCATTGGATTCCGCGACACGGCTGACATGATGGGCTTCACGGACGAGAAGCTTGCGTCCTTTGGCGTTCCCTTCCCAAGGCACTCTGCGTACCCTCCGCCCCCTGGCCCGCAGAAAACCTACAACCTATTTGCGCCCGAACCAACAGACCCGGTTCGATGCAGAAATTGAACATGAAAGAAAAGCCCATCAAGTTTGTCTTCGCCTCTGATACGCATGGTGACATGGCTTGCCCTGAAAGCCTGGCGGCGCTCTACGCGTACTGCAAAGACTTCAAGCCGGACATCCGCATTGCCGGAGGTGACCACTTCGATATGCGCTCGCTTCGCAAAGGCGCGATGAACGACACCGAGGGCGCGGAAAGCCTGAAAGAAGATGTCGAGTCCGGCATCGAGTTCCTGCGAAAGTTCCGGCCGACTTATTACCTTAAAGGGAATCACGAATACAGACTGTCTTCAATGGCGCGTTCCCATCCATCCGCAGTCGTGCGAGATTACTGCGCCGACTTGGAGGCCAAGATTGACCGCGAGGCCCGCAAAGCCGGGGTCAAACGAATCCTGCCCTACCATGGAAAGCGCGGCCTACTCCGGCTCGGCCCGGTGTCCGCCCATCATGGCATCGGCTCTAACCTGACGAAGCTGGGAATGCACTACGCGGAGGAGGGAGGCCTGTTCATGTGCGGCCATGGCCACACAGGTCACCAGGTGAACTTGCCAAAGCATGGTGGAGGCGCGGCCTACATGTCGCCTTGCCTGTGCCGCATCGACGACATGGAGTACGCGGCGAACTACCTCGGGACTGCCCGATGGAACAATGGCTTCATCGCCGGATGGTATTCAGGCCGCGATTGGAAGGCATGGATAATCCACCGCATCGGCGACCGATGGCTCTGGCAGTCCGACCTGACTGTCTGGACTCCTCCGAAAGGATTACGCCGATGAAAGCTAAACGCATGGCATACAACCGAAAGACCGACCCGGTGCTTTCCGCCGTCATCGCCGAAATCAACAAGTCCGCCGTCAAGCCTGACCCTGGCTTCCTCAAGCGAGACGACTGGGCAGAGCGATGGCAGATGGCAAATGCCCAGGCTAGTATCTATCTTCGCCGGGCAGTCGCCTCCGGTATCCTTGTCGTCCGGCGCTTCCGCGTCATCACCAATGGGAGGCTCCGCCTCCTCGACCATTTCGGCCTTCCCGACCAAGCGAAAATGAAAAAGCCTTGTCGCGCCAGAAAAAGGCGACATTGAGTTCCAGCTCCCAACTTTCCCATCAACCCATGCCCAACAATAACCACGCAGACATCGAGAGATTCCTCCTCGGTGGACTGCTCAGGGACTCGCTCCCATTTCCACCGGGACTCCTCCCCTCGGACTTCCACGAACCAAACCATCAGGACATCGCCGCGGCTATCGTGACGCTCGCGGAGGAGGGAATCTCTGCCGACGAACTCACTGTGACCATGCGCCTACGAGAGCGCAAATCTCAGGTCGAAGCTTTCTATGTTTCAGGGCTGACCAGCGCGATAGCGGGTTCTATATTGAACCCGGCCTGGGCCGACGAGGTGAAGCGACAGTCAGTCCTGCGTCACATTCACGCGGTGACCAAGAAGACCGCGGAACTCGCGGCTGACCCGGCGGCTGACCCGGACGCGCTCCTTGCCTACACGGAAGGTTCACTGAAGGCAGTCCAAGGACGCGCACAAGGCTCTGCAACCCCGGTCAAGATGGACGCGGAGAGCCTCCTCGCCTTCGACCGGGCCAACGACCCCAATACGGTACTGGGCAATCGCTGGCTATGCAAGGGAGGGTCGGCGCTCATCGTTTCCCAGGCCGGGGTCGGCAAGTCATCCCTGATGATGCAAGCCGCGGTCAACTGGGCCGTCGGCGGGCGAAAGGACTTCTTTGGAATCAAAGCCAAGCGACCCCTCCGTATCGTGATTGTCCAAGCGGAGAACGACTTCGGGGACGTCGCCGAAGCCTATCAGGATGTCGTGGCCGGAGCTGACCTCTGGCCGGACGAGAAGTTCACGCTCAATGAGAACCTAGCCATCTTCCGCGACTCCCAGTCCGTCGGCGACGCGTTCCCTGGCATGCTCCGACAGCTCATCACGACCCATCGGGCCGACCTGGTCTTCGTTGACCCTTTGCTTTCCTTCGCCGGGATTGACATCGCCGACCAAGCGCAAGCTTCCCAGTTCCTTCGGCACGACCTGAACCGGGTCTTGGTGGACACTCAAGCCGTCCTCATCGCCATGCACCACACGACCAAACCGCGAGCCGCCAAAGACAAGGAGGGCCAGACGGTCGCCGACCTGGCCTACTCCGGCGCGGGAAGCTCCGAGTTCGTCAACTACTTCCGCGAGGTCGCCGTCCTAGTTCGCCAACAGGGTGAAGAGCCAATCTTCAAGTTCGGCCTGACCAAGCGCCGCGGGCGAGCGGGCCTAAAGGACTACGCCGGGGACTTCGCCGGGGAAATCTCCATCCGTCACTCCCGAAAGAAGGGCGAAATTCGCTGGGAGTACGCTTTCCCAGGGGAGGGTCAGCCTGTTGAACAATCTAAAGAGCCATCAAAAACGACTCAAAAGCCGAGGTCTTGGTAAATGGAAGCCAGGTTCAGCCGACTGACTCAAATGGAAGGCCCGGTTCAATGGATTCAACATGGGGAAGCCGCGTTCAGCCGACTGACTCAAACGGAAGCCGAAGCTTCAATGGATTCAACATGGGGAAGCCAGGTTCAGCCGACTGACACGAACGGAAGGCCCGGTTCAATGGATTCAGTTTACGGAATCCAGGTTTACCCGAAAAGCGCCGCCAAAGATTTATTCAGAAAACTTCTTGTCGCGTCCCGAATCGTGACCCAGGGTTCAGTCGTTCCACCAAACCAAACTCCACAAATGACCTCCAACGAAATCCCCTCCAGCCTCTACGAACGCGTCGCCTCCGCTTACGCTTCCTGCGGCGAGTTCAACCTCAAGTCCAACGACTACTCCGGAAACCGCGTCTCCGGCTACAAGGTCGAGCGCTCCTACGACCTGGGCCGCGAGCCTGTCGAAATCGTCCGCCTGTCCGAAAACGAATACCTCGTCATCGACCAGCCTCGCAACTTCAAGGACTACTTCGCCTGTGGCGGCTCCAACGCCTGGGGTCGTGATGGCGCGGCTACCGCCGAAAAGCTCCGCAAGTTCTACGCCTCCCATCACCTCCACGTCAAGGCCGACGGAACTATGACCCTTGAGCTTCAAACCTGGACTGGCGGTCGATTCCACCGGGATGCCGAGAAGTCCCAGAAACAGCTCGCCAAGTACGTCAAGGCTCACCTCGCCCGAAAGACTCCCCTGCCTCACCTAAACGCCATCATCCTGGCCTAATCACCCCTCGCCACAAACGACCATGACTCCCCAAGAAACTCAAATCATCACCATCCTTCGCTCCTACATCACGGAGTGG